CCTCGTCCGCTACTTCTTTCCCGACTCGTCGGATCCCATCGCTTCTGCAATGGATTCTGACACGGTCTCCAGTTGATCCGTGTCTAGTATCTCAGCGATAAAGAGTTCTTTATCTGCCTTGAACTTTTTTCCTGCGTACAGATTGCTGTTGACTACGCTGTAGTATGCAATCATAGGTACTGATGTTAGTGGGTCTGAAGAAACCCATTTGTCGAAGTCCTTAAGCTCAATCTTTTCGTTCTTTAAAAGAATCCTTAAGGTGTTCATTGTGAACAGGGCGTCGTGTTCCTTCTTCTTAAAGGTAACCTTAAACTCGCCTCGAAAGTTGTTTGATAAGTCCATGTGGTTGATTAAATAAAAAAGAGGGCGACACGACTTTCATGCCGCCCTATGAAAGACCTAATTATTAGGCAATCTCCTTGTACAAGTCTCCGTATCCACGGAAAGTTGCGCTGTATGTCGCGATATCGTCTACACCGCCAGTCAGTGACGCTGATTCGATAAGCGCCTGGCCTACGTAAGAAACAACACCAGCGTCGTTTCCAACTCCGTCATCTCCAATCTTTGTTGCAAAACGCACCAGTACGTACTTTGAGTCCTTTGCTAAATCCAAGATCGTAACAGGAGTGCCTGTATCTCCTGATCCGTTTGCGGTCAGATCAATAAGACCGTCTACTGAGAAGTTCCATGAGAACGCACCTGAAGCGATATAGTTGGTTGATCCACCCACACCGTTACGTGCTGCAACCTCGTTGATCGTGTTTGAAGCGTCCATTGTGGTCGTTGTCGCTGCCGCACAGAGGTCTGTTGCTGCAATTGTAATTGGAGTTAGGTCTCCAGTTGCGGCGGTAGAGAACCCTAAAAACTCTTTAGAGGTCCCGTCAATGACAATTACCTTTCCATCACTAAGGCTAGTGCCTGTTTCGTTGATTGTGCCTTCGTGTATTTGTAGAGGAGAAATCGATCCCCCGTCGATGGCGTAAACGCCTAATTGATTTGATGCTACTGTAGCCATGATTGATTAATTTTAGAATTATGTTCTGTTGGTTTTTCTATGAATATCCTTTAGCATTTCTACAATGCCTTTGTTTGTGAGTCTAATTACTTCTTTGGTTCTGGCTGCAAACATTTTAGAGAAATGGATTCTTTTTCCTTTCTTTATCTGCCTTGCTGGACGAGCAAAAAAGTGAGCCCTCCATCCCGCTGACTTTCCCTTCACCTTGGGCGCCACCTTTCTTCCGTAAACATTTGACCTAGTGCCTTTGATCTTGCGATTCCCCATTGGCTTGTCTAGACCACCCGTACGACGCTCTAGCTTCTGGTACATTTGGCCTTTGTTAAAAGCGTTTTGCCATGGCTTTACCGACTTCGTTAAAACCTTGTCGATCTCATGTTCTGCCGCTTTAGTCCCAAACTGCTTGCCAAACGAACGGAGAGACTTTTCTAAGTTCTTAATACCGTTATTTTGAATCACTAACCTTACACTGCTCTTAGCCATGACTATATTAGTTTGTAGGTTAGATCAACACCTGTCGCAGATTCCGTGTTTTCAGAATGCGTTCCAGTGGTTGTATTTGGAGAGAAGTCTACATTAAAAGTAATTGATCCTCCTTTGTGGTCACTTAAAAGTGTTTGAGATTCTGCAAAAGAAATACCTGCTGGTCCCGACTCTGAAGCGACCTCAAAAGTGGCAGCAACGTCCTCGGTTGTTCCGTCCACCTTGGTCACAACGGCAGAGTTTATTACGCTTATCCTTAACCCACCAGTCGAATCCGTTACACGAACGTTTCCTGTTTTTGGCTTCTCCTTAGAAAAAGAAGTGAGTATGTCTTCTTGGCTGTTTGTGGAAACACGACCGCTCAACTGACCTCCCTGACGAAACGTCCTGGATGTGATGTCAGTAGGAAAAGAAAGAGAGTGGTTAGTAACCGTTACAGGGTGTCCGTACTCTGAGTAAACAGATCCGCCCGCTGTTCTAGTCACTGAGTTCTCACTGTCCCTAGAGTTTAAGGTGCTGAGGTAATTTGCAATAGGTCCAATCGGTGTTAACCTGTAGTAAAGAAATCCCTGAGTGTCTCCGTAAGGAGTGCTGTACTGAGCAGCATCCACATCAGACCAGTTGGCCGTGGTTGCTTTGTAGAACTTGTTCCCGTTTGTGTCCGTAGTAGCAGAAGCAGTCCCTGCACCGATCAATATGTCTGTACCTGTAAACAAGGACACTCCTCCCACCTCCACACGGGCATAGGGCGAGGCGTCGCTTGGGTACATGTTGTACCAGGCAGACGTGTAGCTTCTTATCTTTCCGTCAGCGGGAATAGCCAAGTCTCCTGCAACAGTGTACGGGAACCTTTCTTGCACGCTCGTTATGTTTGAGGACTCTTGGGAAGCAGCCCCGTCACCAATCGTGAGTGTAGCCGCAGATCCAAACACGTAGTTACCGCCTGACTGCTTAGGAAACGGAGCGTTCTCTATGACCTTAAAATCAGCAGACGTTCTGGTATGATCAGAGTCGTAAGCTGTTATGAATTCATAGTCCTCGTTCGGTAATCCGAAAAAAGTATCGTCGTCCCGGAGCTCGGCCCGAAGCTTCAGTACCTCGTGCCGCCCTTCATACTGTATAGAGTAGATCCGAAACTTACCTCCCTCAAAGTAGATGAGGTCCTCAAACTTAACACCCTTAAAGTACCTACAGCGAATCTCCGCTTTGATCTTACCTGTGCGCTGATCTTGGATCTGGTCCTCCGATGCTCCTGCTGATGGTGTACCTATGTACTTAAACTCAGCGCCTACGTCTTGCTTGACCAAAGACACTGTCTTGATCTTCTCCCCTCCGCTACTAACGGTCATTGATTCCCTGTAGAAGGAAATCTTATTCTTCATGCTGCCTGGAGTAAGTACCGCCATCAGTATCGTCTTACGGAACCCAGCAGCCGCTGGACACCCTCTTTGATTTCCGTGGTGATACCTCCTACATACTCAGCCTCCCGGTGCGAATCATAGTGCGCCACTAGCATAAGTGCTGCCTGGGTAAATTGCTTGGGAAGGTCTTTTACATTCTCTCCTCCCGATAGAGTAATCTTATACAGGTCGTAGTCCTGGTCCTCGTTGAGATCGTCGGGAGCCTCTGCTCCTGTGAAGTCAATCTGGATTGGGTACCCTGTATTTCTAACCTTTGCCTTAGCGTCTGTGTAGGCCACGTAGTTTCCTGACGTGTCCAGGTAGTCGATATCGTCTACGGTATAAGATCCTGTGACGTTACGAAGTGTTTGGAATTCGTTTGCGTCAAAGCGATCCATATATACCGTCACGGTTGACAGCTTGGCGGCGTCTCCTGACTGGAGGGCGTAGGTCGAGTCCTCGTGCAAAGCGGGCGTGCTAGAACAGAACACACGATTGGTCGTCGTGAGCATGTAGTCCATCGATGCTTCGAGGTATGAGTTGATCAAATCGTCAGCCTCCCCTTGCTCATAACGCAAGTGGCCACGAACAATGGACAAAGGAACTAGGTCTTCTGCGTAGTAATTCTGGGTGACGATTGTTTTCATTTCTTTGGTTTAAAAAAAGGGGACGACCGCAACAGCCGCCCCCCTTTCATTCGGTTATACGTTAATTAGTCTACAGACTGCATGCCGTCGAAGCCATCAACGTTCAACGCTTTAACATCGCGATATACGTTCGCAATGATTCGAGTCACGCCGTGATCCGCGTCGCTGTAAGGGTCAATGATGAGGTTCAATCCACCCCAGGTTCCCGTTACGAGTTGCTCGATGTCGAACATGAAGAACTCACCAGTAGTTACTTGAGAAGAGATCATTGTCTCGTATCCCATAACCGAGCGATTGTCACGCGGAGAGTTGGCGAACAACATACCAGAACCAGCGTCGTGGCTCAAAGAACGCAATTCACGGAAAGCTCCAGCACCAGACAAACACTTGACGTTAGCCAAGTCTACGTCACGACCCAGTAGTCGAGCCTCAAGGTCGAGTGGGTTTGGAGTGGTTGTTCCGCCTGCGGCGGCATAAGAATCCAAAGTGCCAGCACTGTCAGCGTGATCGTCCGCAGCGGCTGATACAGCAGCAATGATGTCAGCGTTGAACTTCTTAGCAATTGCATCACGGATGTCCTTTGCAAGGAAAGCACCCATGTCGTCAGCAGACTGAGCCAGCATCTG